GGTGTTCAATGGCGCGTGCCTGCGCGAGCGCATCGGCCAACGCGGTGGCGTGCTGCGCCTCAATGCGGGCCAGCTCACGCCCGGCGCGCTGGCTGCGTATCTGCCAGCCGCCGATAAACGCAAGCGCAGTCAGCAACACAATGGCAAGGGCGGCGAGGCGGGTCATAATGAGGCCCGCACTGGAGAGAGATCATGTATCACTACCCCCTGACCATCCATACCGATGAGCATCCCGGTGTGGCGCTGACCTGCCGCGACATTCCCGAGTTCAACGCCGCCGGCGATACCATCGCCGATGCGCTGGATGAAGCCGTTGACGTGATGGAAACGGCGCTGTCGCTGTATGTGGACAAACCCCGCCTGATTCCGGCGGCCAGTGCGCCGCAAGCCGGTGAGGTGGTGGTGCGCCTTCCGGCGGCGACGGTGGCCAAAATCGAATTGTGGAACGCCATGCGCACGCGCGGCATGCGCAAGGCCGATTTGTGCCGGTTGCTGGGCATCAGCCAACCGCAAGGCGACCGGCTGGTGGATTTTCTGCATACCTCCAAAATGGGCACGCTGGAAACCGCGCTGAGCAAACTTGGCAAGCGGCTTGAGGTGCAGGCGGTTGACGTTGGCGCTCATGGCATCCCCGCGTTTGCATAGCGCCCGCCTTCGCACAAGGCGCGCTCATCGGCGCGGCGCAGGGTCAGGCCGCGCAAGACGCGCCCGCCGTCACGGTTCCAGAAAAACGGCATGCAGGGCCGTTCCCTGCGTGACTACCAGCGCGAGCTTGAACCCATCCTGCGCGCCAGGGGCTGGTGGGGCAAACAGGAAATCCTCGATATTGATACCGGCGAAGTGCGCGCGGTGCAACTGGGCAGCCCGCGCCGGTTGAAAACGATTTACCAGACCAACATGCAGTCGGCGTATATGGCCGGGCGCTATGTTGAGGCCGTCCAGGCGCAGGACAGCCACCCCTATGCAATGTATGTCGCAGTACAGGATGCCTCGACCCGTTCCAGTCACGCGGCGATGCACGGGCGGGTGTTTCGATTGGATGACCCGGTGTGGCAACACATTTGTCCGCCCAATGGGTACGGCTGCCGGTGCCGGTTTGTGACGCTCACGGAAGCGGAGGTCAAGCGGCGCGGGCTGGTGGTGGAGTCCAGCAGCGGCAAACTGGGGACGGTGCAGGTTGCCAGCCACCGCGACCCGGACACCGGGCAGGTGGTCATGAAGGATGTGACCACGGTACGGCTGGCCGCGCGCCACGGCCAGCGCGCCAGTGCATTTCGCGCCGATGTGGGCTTTGATGGCGGGCCTGCGGCCAGCCACATCATGGATGATGTGCTCTATGCCAAAGCCAGACGGGCGCTGGGTGGCAAGGATGAAACCAGGGCGCTGGACGCGGTGCGCGAGGTGTTGCTATCGGGCGTGCGGATGAAGGCGTGGACGGCGTTGATTGATCGCGTGCTGGCCCCTGGCGCAAAAATGGCAGGGCAAAGCATGGCGATTGGCGTCATGGGGGCAAAGGAACTGGCGTTTGCCCGCAAACAGGGATTCACTTTGAAAAGCGGGGTGATTTACGTTGAGGACCGGCTGATTGGCGGTGTCAAGGCGCAGCGGCACATGGCGGCGGGCAATGCGCTCACGGCTGCCGAGTGGGCCAGGCTGCCGCAGCGGCTGGCGAAGCCGCAGATGGTGCTGTGGGATACCGACAAGCGCAATTTTTTGTATGTGCTGGACAGCGATGACGGGCGGGCCAGCAAGCTGGTGGTGCGTTCAAACCGGATACAAAGCGGCGCAGTGGCCGTGGATGATGCGGCAACGGTGTTCAAGATATCGCAAAAGCATGTTGCCGATGGCTTGGAAGACGGCACATATCAGCGCATCAGGTAAACAAAGCGAGGGCGGCGCCGGATTCGAACCGGATAATAGGTTTGCTCAGGCATTCAAGATGCTCAGACCCCCTAACCGTTCCCATTGGAAACAACCGCCCTCCAGCGGACAGGGGCCGGACTTGAACCGGAGAATGACAGGGGCTGAGACATTCGGTGATGTTCTAGCGTATCAAACGCTCCCCGGGGGAGACTTCCTGTTCGCTGTGAACCTAGTGTGGTATTGCTGCGCAAAAATGTCAAACAGAGTGGAAAATGAACATGGCGGACCAACCCTTGATCAAGGTGAAGCTCGACACGCAAGCCGTCGATGCGCTGCTGACGCGGATACAAAAAGCCACCGGCAACCTTGCGCCGCTGATGACTGCCATCCGGCAGGAATTATTGGCGCAGACCGAGGCCAATTTTGAAGTTGGGGGCCGTCCGCGCTGGCCCGCACTGGCGGCGAGCACGATTGCCCGGCGGGAGAAGCGCCGCAAATGGCCGGGGCAGATTTTGCAGGTATCGGGGACGTTGGCGCGCTCCATCGTGACCGAATCGGACGAGACGTCGGCAATGGTGGGCGTGGGGGCCGAGGTGCGGCATGCGGCGATTCTGTAAGCGCGCCCAATTTTCGCAAAATGCAACCGTTTACGCCTTGCAAATTGTCCGCCCGGTTTTGAACGGGTTTCGAGCAGGGTTTGAGGGGAGTTTAACCGCCGCTTGATGGGCGTGCATGGCGTGGGAGAGGCGGTATCAGGATTGGTCAGCCGCCGCCAGCATTTCCCGCAGCCACTTGCTGCCGCCTAGCGCCTTTAGCTTTTCCCGCTCCTGCTGCGAAAGCCAGACGGTCGTAGGCTTGCGCTTGATGACGGACGGTTTGCGCCCCGCATTGGGGCGCGCGCCGCCGCGTCCGGCCTTTGGGCTGGCCGGGGCGGGCTAATTCCAATTAGCGTTAGAAACTGAATTAATAATCCAAGGCCATGCGGTACAGGCCGCGCACTGCACTGAACACCACGGCCAGCAGCGCCGCCAGCACAAACACGAGCGGCGCACCCACCCACAGGCACAGTGCCGACATGAGCATCCCCACCGTCAGTACCACGAAAAACACGGCCACCCCGAACGCGCCTGCCGCCACGATGCCCGGCCACATCCAGACCAGCAGTGCCAGCGGAATCGCCACGGCGATCAGCCCCACGGGGATGGCCACCGCCCAGTCAATGAGCGTGGTGGGCATGCGCGGCAACGGGGGAGTGGCAGGCGTTGTCATGGGCGCAGTGTAGGCACGGGAGATTGACATGGCAAGCAGCACGGTTGGCATCGGACTGACGATTGGCGCAGTCGCGATCAGTAAAGGCGAGACGTTGGAGGATTTTCGCAAACGCTTTGCGCGGATCATCCAGACCAAGGGCTGGCCGGGCGGCGCGGGAGGTGATAGCGAGGCGGGTGTCAGTTGGCGCACGGCGGTGATTTATCACACCAATTTGCGCACGGCGTATATGGCCGGACGCTGGGAGACCTTGGAAACCTTCCCCTGCCTGCAATACCAGCACAACACGGTCAAGAATCCGCGCGAAGATCACCGCGCCTGGGACGGCAAAATCATCGCCACGGATGACCCGTGGTGGCAGACGCACTATCCGCCCAATGGCTGGGGCTGCCGGTGCACGGTGACGGGCGTATCCGAGGCGAGATTGCGCGCACTGGGCAAAACAGTACCCGATGCCACCCCCGGCGCGAGTGCGGGCGACCCGCCGCCGGAATGGGCGTATCACGTCGGGCGCGGTGCGCGGTCGTTGAGAGCGGCGGAATCATTCGGCCAGAAAGTCATGCAACTACCACCCGACTGGCGCGATGCGGTGCTGGATGATGCCGTCCGGCGGCAGGTGAATTGGCTCAAGCCGCAGTGGGATGCGTTTGTCGATCAGTTGTACGAGGAGGGTTCCAACGCGCTGCCCATCATGCGCGGGATGCAGCGACGCGGCGCGCCGGTCGGCTTTCTCCCGTCCCGCGTGGTGCGGGCGCTGGAATCAGGGCAAGGGCAAAGGGTCGGCGCAGTCGGGCGGCGCGCCGGATTTGATGCGCAGTCATTACCCTCACCCATCGTCTATGGCGGAGATGAATTTATCGCGCATGTCATGCGGAGTTTTTCGCGTGAGACGGATGTTCCGCTGCGACTTGATGCGCTCAAGCAGATACCGCAGTGGATGCAGGCGCAGGACGCGGAATATCTACTTGACGATCAGGACGGTCATCAATGGGCGCTGGTGATGGCCAAACCAACCGGGGACGGGCGCTGGTGGAAATTAATCATCACCCGGCCACGGCGACACATGAACCGGGAAAAAGTCGATGTCTTGCAACTGACCACGTTGGAACTGATGACGGCGGAGCAGATAAGGTCATTCAAAGTATTGGCGGGCGGCCAATGAAAGTGCCCTGTAATGGGATCAGGCTCCATCATCAACCCGTGAGAGCCTGCTGTTCCAATCTCTGGTGGCTGCGGGGCAAGGCGAATGTCTCATCTAAAAATAGCCCCCCGAGGTGGGGTTCGAACCCACAACCATCCGATATACCCATACCATCCGGTATACGACCGCCGTTTCCACTCACGGCCCCTCCGGGGAGCTGAACGGATTATATCGCAATGACCACATCCATGCAAGACTCATTTGTCATCCATGTCGAGCTGGCGCAGGCCAAGGCGTGGTTTGAGCGGCTGCATGGGCGCGCCGCGCATTTGGGCGGGTTGATGCGGGATATTGGCGAGATCCTCACAAAATCCACACAAGGGCGTTTCCGCGACGGCGTGGGGCCGGACGGTATTCCGTGGCAACCGCTGGCCGATGGTAGCGGGCGCACGCCATTACTCGATACCGGGCGCATGCGTGATGAGATATTCCCAACCTCGGGCGAGGATTGGGCCCAGATCAGCGCCACGGCCAAACAGGCCGGGTGGCATCAATTCGGCACGGACCCGTATGTGATACTGGCAAAACCGGGCAAGGCATTATCATGGCCGGGATTACCCACGCGGACAAACAAGGCGGGCAAAACGATACCGGGCGCGGTCAAAAAAGTTAATCATCCCGGTTTGCCAGCGCGTCACTATCCAGCACTGGACGCGCGCTTTGACCGGGATGCCGTGCTTGGCGGGCTGTGCTTCATCAACGCGATCAAGGCCGAAGATGGAGCCATCGTGCATCTGGGCGGATACGCGCGCATGACGTTTGGCGAGCGTGATGTGGATGAATGCGCTGCAGGCGAATCCGGCACCCGCCTCGCGCAACACCGCCTCCATGCTGCGCGACCTCAACGCCGGGCAGCGGGTGGAAGCCGAACACATCCTGGGCGACCTGATTGAACGCGCCGCTGCGGCGCAGCGCAACGTGCTGTTGTTGCAAACCGGTTATTGCCATTTGCAGGCGTATCAGTTGCGGCGGCAGGCGGATGGAGCAGAGTGATTGCGTTTGCGTTCAGCAGTGGTCTGTGATATTTTTCACAGTGTAACTTGCGTTGCGTTTTGTTGACAATCTGTTGCAAAAACAACCCGAATTTCAGGGGAATTTATGATGAAATCACAGTATAATATGCCTGCCTGCCTGCCTGCCTGCCTTGGCCGGACATGCGTCCAACGGTTCGGACGTGGCGGTTGCGCTGGCTGCTGGTATTGTGGCTGTGTCTCGTCAATCCGGCGTGGGGTTCAATATACGAGAATAACAGCAGTGCGTGTGGTGGAACGGTTCCTGACATCGTCGCTCCCCTGCTCCCGCCCGACCAGTTCAACATTCCCGTCAACGGCCAGGCCGGGGATTTTTTCGGGTCGTGGTATTCCACTTTCAATCTCGGAGATTCCATCTATGGGTTTCCGTTTCTCATCTGCGCCAGTTGGAATGCTGTACGCAATAACCCCACCGGGGACATGGACAATATCTATGTGCAGGGATTGAAACCGACCGCCGTTTACCCTTCACCCGACCTTGCCAGCAAGGACGGCCATACCGTCTTTACCACCTTGGAACTGTCCGGGATCGGCGTCGGCTTCATCCTGCGCTGGCGGGTGCATGCGCAGGATTCCGGTGTCGGCGGCGCATGGCGCACGCCATCATCAAGCTGGACGTTTGATACTCCGCCACTGGCAGACGGGCTGCCGTTCTATCGCTTCCCTTCCTACAGTTGGACTCCTATATACCTTGCTACCTGGCTGAACCCGATTGGCAGTGACAATTTTTCCAGCGTTGCCGGGTATCGTGCTGCAATGGATGCCCTCCCTGCGGACAGGAAGGGAACCATTGTGGTTGTATATGGCGCGGAAGTGGAAGTACGTTACCTGCTGACCAAACCGGCCAGCGACATTTACTCTGCGCTGGACAACAAATCCGGCTCCATCACCACCGATTTCGTCACCCTGCGCGCGCGTCCGCAGTCGCATCAGATCAACCACGTTACCGTGCGCCAGACCACCACCTTCCTGTTGCCGCCCACCGGCTCGTGCACCACGCCGTCGGTGGACCCGTCCACGGTCAATTTTGGCGCTCTGTTTGCATCGGACATTCCCAACCCGGGCAATACCGCCAATGAGAAGCTCCTCAACCTCACCTTCACCAACTGTCCCAGAATCAATATCGGTTACTA